ATGGCATCTGTATATCTAATACAGGGATCTGTACTTTTGGAGGTGGAGGTGGTTCTTCCGTAGTCTCCTTCTCTACCCCTTCAGGAGCCTCCAGATCGCTCGGAGGGATCACCATAGGCTTATACCCTGGGATACGAGCTGTAGGCGGCTTAAACTCGATTTCCATCGTAGGTAGAGGAGCAGGGATTTTAGGAAGGTTTATTTCCAATTAAGAATGCCTTATAATCTGCTTTGACTTGAGTAGTCCACGCAGCGTTAGCTATTGCTTGTACGTCTGCATCTTCTCCACTAATATCTGTATCAACTAGGTTATCACTTGCATCAAGTGTTCCAGGTGTTAATACTTTTCTATGGAATGAACGGTTAAGTTCTTTACCATCTTCTTTAATGATGGTTGCAGTTCTTACCTGTATATTCCATTTATTGACGACTTCTATTTTGTCGTTCTCTAGTGTTTTTGTTATTGCCATTTAGGGTTAATCTCCGATTAAGACAGGTTTATGGCTTAGTTTAAAGACGTGCTAACGGTCTAATTGATTTCATAAGTACCTGACAGCATTACATATAAGGGACCACTACTTTTCCATGTAGAAGAAGTAGTAGTACCTACATTTGTAGGACGTATCATTGAACTTTCTATATAAGCACCTCCTGCAGCAGTATCAAAACAACTATCATGAGCGAAACTTACAACACCATAATGGTTATCACTTGTAGTATCTGCGAATGGTAATCCCGATATTGCAGCGTAACTTCCTGTTGCAGTGGCATTGACATCAAAACCATTTATATAGAGTTCTACATGGACTACACGACCTATTCTTGAGTAAAGTCCTGTTACATTATTAGGAGAAGTATCGAAACCTGCATTATGCCAACCTAAACTACTATCCCAGTATTTTATCGTACCTGTCCAAGTTCCTTCTTCATACTCGTCAAGGATTTCACTTGTAGTCGTACCAGAACTATCGCCTGTAGCACTAAAGTCGATACCGTGACCAGACGTTCCTATTACTAGATCTCCGTCATTTACTTTTACGTTTCCATTACTTTCAACTTGAAATCTCGTAGCAGATCCTGCACCGAAATACATTTTATTATCACTACCATGAGTGTATTGAATAAAACCTGCGTATTCAGGCGCACCAGAGGTGCCGTCAGAGAAATAGATAAGTCCACTCTGATCGTTAGGACAACGAATTGTTATACCAGCATTAACTGAATCATAAATTGTTAAGTTATCAGCAGCAGAATTACCTGGAGTAGTGGTTCCTATAAGGATTCTTCCACTCGAATCGATGCGCATACTTTCTGCATTATTAGTTGCAAATCTTAGATACCCATCCTCGTAATTCCATAAAGTAGCGTCAACTCCTCCACTATTACCAACTATAAAACCATCTGCATTGTTATTACCTGTTCCTGTTCCTGATCCTTGGAATTGTATTTGTGCATCACTAGCACTATAAATACTTATTGGTCTTGTTGAAGTTGAAGCACCTACTTTTAAACTTGTTCCATCAAAGGTAAGATTTGCCTCACCTTGAATAGCGTTCGCACCAGTAACAGTTGTAATGGTGTTATTAGTTGAGCCTGTTAAAACTGCTTTTGCTGCAATATCTGTATTAATTGCATTAGCTAGTTTATCTGCTGTTACAGCGTCATCTGCTATCTCTTCAGTATCAACAGCGTTATTTGCTAGGTGTGCATTATCTATAGACCCATCATTATAATGTTCTGAGTCTATAGAGTTATCGGCTAGTTTTGTTTCATCTATTAGATCAGCTGTTAAACCATCAGCTTTTATTTTTGTTAATGCCATTAGTCGGCTGCCTCCGCTGTGTTACCTTCTGCTACCCACTCTAGGTACTCTTGGTAGTCTGTGTTTGCTGTTACAGCTGGGATTGATTTTGTAATATTACTGCCTGTTGTGGTTTGAATTACACCAATAACATTACCAGTAATTTTATCTTTTAAAATTTTGTAGTTAATTGTCATGATTAATTAAAGTTCGGCAGACCAAGCAAGTGAAGCACTTGCACTGTTTTTTCTAACAAATCCTCCCCAAGCTATTGTTGTGCTTAAATTTCCACTACCGTATATCTCAGCAGATCTAGGAGTAAGAGTTCCATTACTAATAAAGGTATCAAAAGTTGCTCCAGAATTTTGACCACTATTTGAATAAAATTTCCAATAACCAGTACCATTTGCAGCTTCTAAAGTTGGAGCCGTTCTCATGTCGGTAGGGAAGGTTAATACTCCATGTAAGTTAGTTGTACCCCATGTAAATGCAGCAAATCCCAATACTGTAGCGTCTCCAGATCCTACTGGTTCTGACAATTGGTAAAAATATCTCTGACACCTAGCTAATTCATCACCGTACGATCTATGTTCAAAGTCAGTGGCAACGTCTCCTACTTCTAACTGAACGCCTGTAATTTCAAAGGTTGCATCATTTGTTGTGAACCAAGTGGATGTATTATCGGGTACTCTGTCATTACTATCAAAAGTAGCCCAAGTATTAAGTGTATTACCGCTAGTAGTCCATGTTCCTCCCCACCAAACAGGGATATTAATTTCCATTCCTTCATTAGCATTATTATCAAACTGAAGATTAGAAGCTCCAGGTATTTTTTTAGTAATCTTTGTCCAAGTATTTGCAGATAACGATCCCGTTTCCCAAGAATAAAGTTTACCTGTTCCATCTTTTGTCCTAAAATAGGGATAGAAGTTTTGGGCAACACTTGATTTAACCCAAAAAGATAAAGTCAGATAACTAGAAGCTGATGTGTAATCCCATCCAGAACTTGCAAGGTCTTGAGCTTCTATTTTATATCCCATAAATAGATAATCGCTGGCACCAGCTCCACTCGTCTGATTGCCGTTTTGTAAATGAAGAGAGTGTCTAAATCCTTTCTCCCACGGGCCAGTATCAGAAGAAGTTAAGGCGTGTTGAGTTGTAGTTGGTGCTTCATCTAAATTTGCAAATCGAATGTCCCATCTATCAGCTACAAACCCTTCCGCAGTTATTGACGTACCTCTTTGAGCAACATTCATTGCACCATTAATTACCAAATTTCTATTGCTTAGATTATTAGTAATCTTTGCCGTACACGTTCCATCAGTTGAATTAACAGAGATCGCATCACTTGATGCCCCTGTTCCTCTGATTGCGTTGACTTTGAGTGTGGACATAATTATTCCTCGCTAGGCTTATTTGCTATCAAGAAAGCCTTATAGTCTGACTTTACTTGATCCGTCCAAGCAGCGTTACATATTGCTTGAACATCTGCATCCTCTCCAGATATATCAGTAGCTACTAGGTTGTCACTTGCGTCAAGTGTTCCTGGTGTTAATACTTTTCTATGAAAGGAACGGGTAAGTTCAACACCATCTTTCTTGATAATCTGTGCTGATCTCACTTGTATATTCCACTTATTAACGACTTCAATCTTATCATTCTCTTGCGTCTCTGTGAGCGTAGCCATTTAGGATTAATCTCCGATTAAAACAGGTTTATGGGCTTAGTTTAGAGACTTGCTAACGGTCTACTAGAATTTAAGTTGTATGAAATACACCACTAAGAATAACAAAATGCCCACTCATATCTCCACCATTAAACGCATTATTTGAAGTATCTTTAAAATACATGTGTCCATCTGATGCGTCTAATTGTGCTACGGGGTGTGAACTAGAACCTGTATTACTATTTACTGCAGCACTGTGATAACTACCTGAAAGCTGAGCAAAAGGGAAATTAGTTAATGATTGAGGACTTCCACTTGAATTACTACTAAATGATCCATATATCTGATACGTTACTGATCTACCTATTCGAGTGTAAGTAGCTTTATTAACAGTAAAAGTACCTTGAGCAGCAACAGGAGTGAAAGTGCCCTCTTCATAATGATCTAGGAGTTCATCACCAGTCGTAGCACCTGTGGCAGAGGTAGCAGTCTGAGCACTAAAGTCAATACCGTGACCAGCAGCTACAACAAGATTGCCGTCTGCAATAGTGAAATTAGTTGCTCCATGAGTAGTAGTTAAAGAACCAAATTCAAGCGTTCCAGCAGTAGAACTATTCTTGAGATATTGATTAGCCGATCCAATTGTTGCAGGAAGTTTAAGCTCTAAAGCTCCACTTGGGTTAGTTGCAGGAGCTGCGATGCTCATGCTGTTTCCTGAAGCGTGTTTTAGCTTAATTGAACTCATGGCTTCGGATACTTATCCTTAGTTGTTTTAATTGTAGCCTTCCAGCCGTCAATACCATTATGGTAGATGTCGTCTAACTGATCGACCAAAGAAGGATATTCGGCTTCTCTATCTCTTTGATATTTAACAGCAGCATAAGCTGTATCAATTTCTGATCGAGCCGTATCTATTTTTGATTGCTCTAACGTAATAGATTTTCCATCTTTATCGAAAGCACCTGTGAGGTCATTAATAGTAATAGCCTCGGGATAAGCTTTTCTAATTGCGTCGAAATCTAATGCCATTATGCTGCCACCTCGAATAAATGTATATATGCGTATTGAGCACCATCATTAGCAGGATACTCAATTTGGGCATTGGCTCTTACATAAACTTTATATGAAACGGCTGAAGTAGTACTTGGACTATCTAAAAAATTAAAGCAAACTGGAACTATTATCCTAGAACTAGCACCATAAAGTTGTAGGAAACCAGCATTATTACCACTCGAATCTCCTAAATCTGTCCAGTTACTACCACCGTCTGTGCTTCTATAAAGGGTTATATATATTACACGACCGTTGCCTTCTGTATTACCATCCCCACTTACTTGAACATAGATTTTATTACTAGAAACTTTAGGTGTGATAGATGCAGTTAAATTTGAAGCAACAAAACTACTGCTACTTGTTGTGACTCTACTGTTAGTGGAACCTGCTACTACTTGAACAATATGTCCCGCAGAACTTAAACCGTTGTTATCAATAACTGCCCGTTGTGTTCCACCTGTTGAAAATTTAATCGCATCAGAGGTGTACAAAATGCCTGAGTTGGCATCTGATCCACGGACAGAGGGAGATCCAGCCGAACCATCAACTGAGGCTATTCCTGAACTGCCGTCAATAGTAATTGTCATGCTTAGAGTTTAGCGAGGAACAAGTAATTAAACAATTGTCCAAGAAGACGTTGAAGGTATTGTAACTGTAATTCCTGAGTTAATTGTTACAGGTCCAAAACTACCAGCATTACGAGAAGCAGTTAACGAATAAGCATGAGTCACTGTCTGTTGGTTTTCCCAGAAAACAGCGTTGTCTCCATCATTTCCACCTGTTGCTCCTTGCCCTGAGCCAATATCAGACCAAGCACCATTCTTATAAACTTCGACTTCATGTTCAGTACTGTTATAACGTATATCAGCGTTGCTGGGGCTTCCAGGTCTTTGTGCTGTTGTGCCTGATGGCAACTGGATCGAACCAGTTGAATTGAATACAACTTCGCCTGTAAATGTCGCTCCAGCTAATAAAGCAAGACCTAAATTTGCTGCGTTACTTGACCCGATTTCCAGCCAGCCATTATTAGAACCGTTCCTCATTTTTAAGAGGTTATTACTTGTATCCAACCAGAGCATATAAGCCACAGTACTGGAGGGCGCTGATGATCCAGAGTTCAGCGATTGAATTGCACCAAGAGCGTCATTTATGTCACTACGGACAGAACTTCCTGAGCCATTAGCTATCGAGTAATCGTGCTGTGACATTTCCTACCTCCAGTTCCTCATTAGTTTAAGCCCCTCGGCCATAACCTACAGCAGTCCAAGAAAAATTCTTGTTAATTCCTGAACCTCCTGAGTTTTTAATAGTCACAGTGAATTGGGTTCCTGTCACTGTTCCCATGTCGATGTAATCACCGCTAGAGAGTCCATGAACGATAACAGAAACGCTTGGCAGGTATGCTGTTGTGCTTCCACCTAAAGCAGAAGTTCCAGTCCAAAAGGGTTTTCCGAAGGTTATTGTCTTGGCACTTGTACCACTAGCAACAACACCTGTGCTGTTTTCTGTTCTTTGGTCGAGTGTTGCTGTATAGCCTAAACCATCAACAAGAATATTTTCTGTTGTGTCTCCACTTGTGAGATCAGTTTTAAACTGAAAACCTCTACCGCTAAATGTTCCATTCTTAAGTGAAACCCAACTGCCCCACGTTGGAGAACTACTTGGATCATCAGTTGTTGCACGAACAGAAAGAGAAGCATTAACGGCATCAATAACAGCTCCATCCCAATCAGATCGAGCATCAACATCAGGCCAAACATCCATAAGATCGCTTGGTCTTAATCCTCTAGTTACAAAATATCTTTGAAGATCAAGAGCAAAAGCACCACCTAAATCCAAAGTATCAGCGAATTGATAAGAGCCTGTACTGTTTATATTTCCACCGCTTGAAGTCAACTGAAGAGCATCAAGCGTTGCATCATATTCTGTATTTGTTTTGCTACCTGTAAATGGTGTTGGACTGATTTGGTCGTCTCTTTGATTTTTAACTAATAAAGTTTCTGCCTTTTGTGCTGCCGTTTGAATAACAATACTTGTAGCGTTTGCACTGAAATTCCCCGAATCATCAGCAAACTTAACCAGAGTTTCTCCAGTCAGTTTGGGGATAATAACTTCTGTAGATGCTCCCGCTATGGCATCAATTAAATCAACTGAGTTATTCCAAGTACCCGTTCCATCCGTCAAGCTTGAATGCCTGATGTGAACCTTGCCTCCTACTTTTACATCAAGAGCCGTTGTTTGAGTCCATTTTAATCTTCCTGAGTTTGGACTTACATCTTCAAAAGTAAGGTTAGTAACGTCTTCAGGTACTGCTGTTTTTCCTAATAGAGTAAAAGTATTCGTTGCAAAAGGACTACCAAAACCTAAATGGTTTGTTGCTTGAATTTCTGTTTTTAATGTTCCTACTTTTAAACTTTCTATACGAAGAGAAGAAGAAGTTGTTGTTGTAGAAATCCAATTATTATTATTTAACTGATAATTGACTTTATATACAGTCGTTCCAGCCACAGAAGACCAATCTAATTCAAACGCTGTTTTGATACTTTGCCCATCTTGATATAAATGTTCGACACCAGAAACGTTAGTTACAGCTTCAGGTATTGCACTTAAGTTACTAATATCAGGGACGGAAATATCTTGATCTCGATCTACAGCGTCATAAATACTACTGTTATAAACAATTGCCGTAACCGAATAAGCGTTCTTCTTGCTTTCTGCAATGCTTAAAACTCTAAATTGTTGATATTCAATATCATCTGTTTTTATTGACCATACTCCTTGTACTTGAGGCGTTTCTGATAATGCACTTGTAAGAGTTATTTGTGTTCCACTAATTGATTGGACATCTTTCTTTTCTATTAATCCTGAAGGTAAAAGGACAGAACAAACAGGATCATTTGCTAAATCAATTGAGCTGAAATCTGTATCACTATCAACATTGAAAACACTTGTCGAAGTAACAGAAGCAATCCTTCCTCCCCGTCTTTTTCCGCTTCTTACTGGATCTGCAATGTCTATAACCATCCCAGGAGAGAGGATAATTCCACTGTCTAAAGCAACGCTGAAAGTAACAGTCTCAGTTAAATTTTGTTCGCTTAGTAATAACCATTCGCCAAATCTATGTGCTTGCCCTTGTGAGTAACAACCAACAGCCTTAGTTGTTTTATTAACAATTCCATATCTACTAATGCCATCAGCATCTTCTACGTATTCATGCTGAACTTCTCCAAGTAAATCGTAGTCTTGCCATGCAACTGTGGCTGTTGTATGTCTTGATTTTTGAGATGAACCGTTATAAGTAAAATTGCCACCAACTACGTTTGAAGGATTTAGAACATACTGGCTATCAGCAGGGCTATCTTGATTAAGAATTAACGATCCAGCTCCATAATGGCTGATACCTCTAAAAGCAGAAGACAGTTCATTAATTGCATCAAAGATCTCGGCTCTTGAGTGCATATATAAATTCAAAGAGAAACGTGGTTCCGTTCCTCCTTTTCCATTAGGGACAAGTTCATTACAATATTTTGAGCAGGTGTAAAAATCCCATTTATCTAAAGAAGATTCTGGAATAGCTGCCCCGTATCTCGTGTTTGTCATCAAATCCCATAACGCCCAAGCAGGGTCCGCGCACCAAGCGGCAGAACTAAAAGACCCGTTCCAAATGCCTGAATAAGTGACTCGACCTGTACTTGAATCAACTGAAGCATTAGACGGAAGTGAGATTTTTAGCCCCTTGACGTGGTAACGCCGTTGAGGTATTCCGTTGAAGTTTCTCGAATCAAAACGAAGATAACAAAGGGCAGCATTTGGGTATCTAAATTTTTCGTCAATAATTTCTGTATAACTTGCCCATGTTGTAGCAGTCTGATTTTTACTTGTTTGATTATCTGCTGTAACTCTTACTAACTTAATATCAACAGGGAAATCACCTGTTAAAGAAAGAAGGTAATCACGTTGATAGGCATTGCTACTTTTGCCTATGAAATGACAGTCGTGAACTGTATTATAACCACCACCGTTGTATTGGACTTGAATATGTAATTGAACAGCATTACCAACAATGTCTCCATCATCTTCAAATTTTTGTAAGGATGGAAGGCTTAAAGTAACACGGACTCTATCTGTTGTGGTGTCTGTTATTTGCCTGATAACTGGTGAAGCATTTGTAATAGAAACACCTACATTTGTTTCTCTTTGACTTCCTATTGCTTGACTTATATAGGTTTGATTTTGTGTCCCTGTTCTTGTCGCTACGGAATAACCTTCAAAATTAGCACTTCCATCGCTGCTTTTTATCGGAGTTCCATCTAAATAAATACCTTTTTCTGTGTCAAGTATTCCTTCAATTGGACCTTCACAAATTAAATCAATTACCTCGACCCGTTGAAAACTTTGGAGTGTATCATCTGCTTCTGTTGGGGTGTGACTGTTCCCGCCGCCTTTGCTACCTCCTCCAGAGCCAGCAATATTTGGTTTTAAATCAGATTCACTCATGCGTCAAAAGTATCAAGGCCAGCACTTAAAACAGCAGAACCGACAAAACATTTACCGTAAACAATCGGGATTGCTCCGCCTTGTTGTGATGTTTGCTGAATCCCACTGAATGAAAAGCTCTGTAATTTATTTGCTTCAGGTGGAGCTTTAGGAACAGGCGTAAGCATTTGAGAGATCCCACCAAGCATTAAGGCAACTCCCATTGTTCCGACCATCGAACCAATCGACATTCCTAGAACAGTTGCACCACCAAAACCACCAGAGAAGGCAATAGCTCCACCTGCAAGGCCACCTGTTGCTAAAACGGCTCCAACCATTAAAGCTCCTATCATAAAACGACCAAAACCTCCTCCAGAGCCAGCAAGAACAGGTGTTATATGGAAAACTTCTTTTTCACTCCACGGAAGGAAAAGATTTTCGAGATTGTGTTTTCCATCTTTGTCTTCTCCTACTTCAGTTTCACCTAATAAAACCTTATAAACAATTCCATCATTTCCGCTATCAACTAACCATTTATCAAGGCCAGGAAAATTTGCACATAAAGCCTTAATCGCTTCAACCGCATTAAAGACATCAAGTTCAAAGGTTCCTTGCCCTCCTAAACGTTCTTTTAAAGCCCCGTAGACCTTAACGACTTTCATGTCTTAATGCCTTTGCCGTCATCTTATGATAATAGCCTCCCCACTTATAAACATCACGACTTGATAAACGGTTAGTGACGTGATGAAGAATTACATTCTCTCCTAAATAAATTGCGGCGTGGTTGGGAACTGGGCTTTCAATATTCATTAAAATAATATCTGCATATTGAATATCTTCGACTTTTACTTCTCTCATTCCTTCATTTTTAAAATTATCAAGGTAAAGATTTTCTCCTTTGTGCCACCAATCATCTTGCCGATTATATTCACTCATTTCGATATTTAATTCACCTTTATACCAATCTTTCCAAAGGGTGTAGCAGTCCACAATTCCATGCGCCCATTGGCGGCCCACATAAGGAAGCTTGAAACCTGACGGCTCATAGTATCCCCATTTTTTAGTATTTGGATTAACGATAAACCAGGGTAAATTACTTCTTTCACATGCAACCTTATCTGCTTCACTAGGGTTTTGATTTGTTGTTGGGTGTGAGTGAATGACCCCTACAATTTCGCCTTGTTTTTCACATTTTAAATAATCGGACGGATCAAGACAGAAATGTAATTCAGGTTCTTCCGCTTGATTCTTACAACGAAAATATCTTTCTCGACCTTTGACAATATGAACAAGCCCAACACTTTCTCTAGGGCTTTCTTCCTTTGCATGAATTAACGCTTGTTCTTTTATTTCTTCGCTTATATTCATCTCACTTTGCCAGCACTAGGGAACGACCCGAAAGGTAATTCACCGTTATTTCCAAAGCGAAGTTTACAACTTTTTAAAGACTTCCCGCATCTATCAGAAGCAAGCGAGCCTGTTGGATTGCCATCCACATCAAAGTAATTACTTCCTGTGTAACTACATTCAGAACTGCGATAAGCCCATTGGCAAACATTCGCAATTAATTGTCTTTTTGGAATAAATTGCCCTACTAAATCAAATTTTGAAGCTAATTCAAAAGAAACAACTTCTCTATTCTCTGTATCTTTTCTGTCGATGTACCAAATTTCAACAGGCCATTGAGCATTGGGATCAGCCGCCGCTTCACCGTCCAAATATCGCTTCAAAGTGCGTATTCTCCTGACCTCGGCACCAGTGAGATCGTTATGAGGGGTTACAGCGTTAACATCAAGCAAAAGAGCTGTAATCAATCCATCTGTATTTGCAACTGTCAGAGTAGGTCTTGGCAATGATCCCGTAGAAGTTTTTTCAAAGCCATCTGCCTCTATTGCAAAACTGTTATATGTGTTCCCGTCCCATACAATCCCACCTGTTAATCCTTCATTGCAACCATTATGCCATCGGGTAATATTTGAACTTCCATGAAGGTTACTATCTAGCCTTAATTCAAAGAGTTCAATAATTGCACTAGGAGCAAGGACAGAAAGATCTGCATAAACGCTACTGATTGCCTTCCAAGTAACAGACCCATCAGTTGCCTCGACTCCTATATCTGTAGGCCAAACAGGTTCGGATCCTCCACTTGTTCCAGCCGTTACGCATTTAAAAAATAGACCTGTAACTTGAGCTGTTGCAGCTCTTCTTGTATCTCCTAATGCGTAAGCGGTGGAAGCGGCCCAAGATGCAACTGCCATGTTTTAAGGCTCCGCTACTTCTTGAAAAGATGCTTGAATTGTTGCTCTATTTTTATACCCAATAGACTTCGACCATTTTTGGCAAATAAATTTAGAAGAACTGCTTTCTCCTGGTGGAGTCCAATCAAAAGACTCGCTACCACCTCTTGCATCTAAAAAATCTGAAATTGTATCTGCATCTGTCTCGCTAAGATTGTTCCATTTTGGAGAATAAGATTTTAGGTTTTGATTAAGGCCAAAGACTGTTCTCATCGAATAGCCGTCACCAAATTGGACTTCAAGAACATTAGGTGAACTTGATTTTCTAATTCCGTAGCTTGGAGTAATAGATGGAAATGTTGCCATAGTTAAGCCGCGAGTAATCCTCCTGGCCTACGCTGACGGACCAGCTCGGCTTGAATTGCACTTGCCAACATGTTACCTAATTCTCTTCCTTGTTCCTCATTTCCCTCTACAGAACTAGAAGACGCATCCACGTTTACAACGACATTAGTTGAACCGCCTAGCTGGTTATTTGGGGTAATACTTCCAGAACTTGAAGGAGAGAACAATTCAGGGCCACGCTCCCCAACTAAATAAGCTTTACCTCCTGCTACCGAACCGCCCCGTGCTTTACCTCCGCCGAAAGGGAAAGGCATAGAACTTGGAAGCCCTGCCCCTGGGACAGCACCAGCGATGGGGTTAGGTGCGCTACTAAAAGAAGGCATTGACGCACCCGCTACAGGGTTAAAGCCTCCGCCTCCGCCTGGAGCAGCAGGCTTAGGCCCAAACATATTTCCCAAACCAGCAGAAAACGAGTTCATTAACGGTGCAATAATCGCTTGCCTGATAGCGATACGAGTCATATCAGCAATAATTGACCTTGCAAAATCAGAGAATGACAGCTTTCCAGTCTGAACGAAACGCACCAAGGCATCTTCCATGCCACGGAAAGATTTGATCACTATGTCGCCAACTTGACCACCAAAATCATTTACGGTTTTGCCGTATTGCTGGATCTTCTTAGCAAAAGCATCTTGGAACTGTGCCGAAGTTTGTGCTGTTATATCTCTCAATGCACCCATCGCCTCGCTTGCTTTTACAATTTCATCCGCAGCAAGTTGGCCTGGTAACTCAATTAATTTTTCGTTTAACTCCTCAAGTCTTTCTGTTGACTCTTTAATCTTTACAGTTAATTTGCCATATTGAATAGAAGCGAATGGCAGGAATTTCCTGTTTTCCCACCATGTCTGTGCGTTGATAAGAGCTGTTCTTGTGTTCGTTTCTGTCTCTATCGTATTAGTAATCAACTCCTCATTAAGACTGTTCAAAACGTCTTTATGTTCTTTCTGCGCCCTTTTAGCCTCAACAGAAGAATTAGCCAAATGAAGAAGTCCCGCCGTTAATAAAGTAAGAGCTAAGACAATCGGCCCCATTGCTGCTTTTGTTAATCCAAGAGCAGGAATAAGTTTTCTTAATAAAAATACTCTAAAAATCCGCATAGCTCTATGAGCTTTCCCTACAGCGAAAGTAAGAGGGCCAAAGCCAGCAGCTAGGGCAGCAACCGCTACAGCCCCTTTCTTTACAGGTTCAGGTAAATCAGCAATCCATCTAAAGACCTCTGTTCCTACCCTCGTTATTGCAACAACAGCAGGCAAAAGATGATTACCTAGTTCGACACTTAAATCAGCAATCTCATTTCGTAAATCCTTGAACGCTTGCTCAGGTGACTCTTCCATCAGCTTTGCAATACTCGCTCCGCCATCTCGTTCGATACTTCTTAAAGCGTTAATAACGACTTCGCTTGTTATTTTTCCTTCTGAAGCAAGCTTCTTGATTTGACCAACAGGCTTGCCCATTTCCTTTGCAATCGCCTGAGTCAAAATTGGTAGCTGCTCCGCAATTGATCTGTATTCATCACCTTGCAAACGGCCAGAACCTAACGCCTGTGATAACTGCAAGAACGCTCCAGAGGCTTGCTGTGCGCTAACGCCTGCAAGTTTCGTTGCAACATTGAAACCCATATAGGTTGTTTCAATCTCTTTTAACGTCACGCCTATTGGCCTTAAACGTCCATAAATATCTGTAATACCGCTTAACGCTTCCGC